TTTGATTCTGAATATTACGACATATTGTATTTTCAGAAGCCGGATTACAAAGCGTCAATCCTAATTTTCGCACAAAAACAGGCATGAAAGTAGGGCAATACATATACACGAAGTTAGCAGCCACAAGCGCCGTCACGGCACTTGTTGGCAATCGGATATATCCTGTTTTCATCGCACAGGAGGCGGCACTTCCTGCAATTGCGTACACGGTAGAGAATAGGCCAACGGACGCAATGAAGGACAAAAAAGCCGATCACGACACGGCAACTGTCACCTTTACATTTTGGGCCGATGCTTCACAGGGGGCGGACGCATATTCGGCGCTTGATAGTGTTGATTTGGCAGTCAGGAATGCACTTGATTTCGTCGCAGGCGCAGCGGGTGGTGTAACAGTCGAAGCGTGTAAGTATGTCGGCTCTATTGACGGCATGGATGCCGACAGCATGACATTGAGCCGGACGGCAACATATCAATTCATTACGCGGAACTGATATGGATAATATTCAGGAGGAAATCAATCAGTTAATATACAACCTGCGCACATTGCGCGGTCAGGTAGCTAATGATATTAAGGCTGACTTGAAAGGCCCTGCCGAATTACTTGTTGCGGCGATTAAAGGGCGCACGCCTGAAAGCGTAAAAAAGCACAGCAGATACAGAAAGGTTGCCGGAAAAAAGAAAATGCCGAAAGGGAGCGGCATAATTGAAGCGACCTACCGACCGAAAAACCTGCGAAAGTCAATCGGAGTGCTTGGTAAACTTCGCAGAACGCGACTTGCTGTAATTGTGGGCGCAAGAATGGGAACGAAGCGGAATGATGGTTATTACATTCATTTTGTAAATAACGACGTAAGGCAGACAAACGGCAAGATAAGAGTAGGCCAAAGATTCGTAGAGGCCGGAATAGCAGCAGCCGGGCCAATTGCATTGAGGGCAATATTGAATGTACTTGGTGGCAAATTCAAAGCAACAAACGAATACGCAAAGAAGTTCGGAGCAGATAATTGGGCGAAGGCTTATGCGCGTGCAAAAGGAAGAGAATAATGAAAATACGCTACATCACAGACGCAAACGGTTTCGGGGCCGGTACGGTCGCAGAACACGACGAACCAACCTGCAACGCTCTGATAAGTCAGGGTATTGCCGAAACAGTACCGGAAGGCACGAAGTCGCGCAAGTACCCACCAACGGCAAAGGTTGAAACCTTTTGCGTGCCACCATCAGCAACTACAACAGCCAGTACGGAAGTTGTTTCAGTTACATACGCTCCTGAGAAATCAGGCTTTTTCACTAAAAACAAACGCTAAACATGGCCACAGTATTAGCTAAAAACATGAAGCTGTATTCAGGCGCTACGCCAACAGCCTTCACCTGTCAGGTTGACGCATCAATCAGCTTGTCAACCAACACTTTCGAAACAACCTGCAAGGACAGCGCCGCAAACGCTGAATACCTTGCTGGCACCAAATCATGGACTGCATCCGTATCGGGTCTTCTCGATTATGCCGCTACTAATGGTTGGGAAGAAATGTTTACAGCGTGGACAAACAGTACCACCGTTGCACTTGTCTTCCAGACCGGAACCGTGGGCGACAAGAAGTACAGCGGCTCCGCTATCATCACATCCATGAACCTTAATTCATCCGGCAATGATGAAGCGGTTACATGGGATTGTGAGTTCCAGGGAACAGGCGCATTAACCGAAGCAACCATTTCGTAAATATGAATAGGCAGGTTAAAATTGGAGGAAAGAACCGCCCTATTCGATTCGATATGGCGGCACTATATATTTACGAAGAGCAAACCGGACGGAGCGCACTCGGCGACATGGCAACATTCGCTCAAGGCGCTCCATCTGTTCGGGTAATGGTTGACTTGGTTCACGCAGGACTTGTCAGGGGCGCAACGTATTTCCGGCAGACATTCGATGCTGATAAGTACACAGTTGCCGAATGGTTAACCAGTTCGCAGGATATTCTACCTGAAGTTATGAAGATGTTTGAACAGTCGTTTAACAGCGGCGAAACATCTGACGATGAAAAAAACGGAGCAAGCCCGACGGCGGAGGCGTAAAGCGTCCGGGTTGGGCTGACTTGTTAATGGATGCTGCGTCAATCGGAATGAGCGAAGATGAATTTTGGGAGTCAACGCCCGCATTCTTTTCGTTCCGCCAAAAAGCGCACGCGGAAAAATTCAGGAATGAATGGGAGCAGACGCGGTACATTGCTTTTGTGATGGCGAAAACGGTTGATAGTAAGAACAAGCTGAAACGTCCGTCGCAGTTACTTCCGTTCGATTGGGATGCAAAGCCGGACCTCAAAAAACTGGATGAATTTACAGAAGCGGAGCGGGCCGAATTTGACAAATTCGATGCAGAGGCGGATGAAATTCTAAAGCGGACCAATCCTGAAATGTACGCAAAACACATGGCGGCCAAACAGGCGGCACAAAAACCTAAATAGCATGGCAAAGGCATCAGATTTAAATGTCCGATTAGGACTAATTTTCGATGAAAAGGCGCTCGGTCAGGCAGAGCGTTCCCTTCGCCGTGCGGGCGACAGGCTTACTAAGGTCGGTAATGAAATGATGACGGGCCTGACCTTGCCTTTGGGCCTTTTTGGTGCATCAGCAATTAAGGCGGCGGGCGATTTGGAATCGCTCACTTTGGCGCTTCAATCACAGACAGGAAGCGCGGCTAAAGCGTCTGAAGAACTGCAAAAACTGACAGAAGTCAGCCGCAATCCGGGATTAGGACTTGAGCAATCAGTAAGGGCATCTATCCGGTTGCAATCGGTCGGAATTGCAGCCGACGAAGCGCGGGGCATCATTACGCAATTGGGTAATGCGATAGCGTCAACAGGCGGCACGGCGCAAGAGTTTGACAGCGTGACACGGCAATTTTCGCAGATGATTTCTAAAGGAAAAATCCTTCAAGAAGATATATCAATCATCTCTGAAAATATGCCAGTAATCAGTCAGTTGATGCAGAAAGCATTTGGCACGTCAAGTGTTGAGGCATTGCGTGATATGGGCATCAGCGCAAAGGATTTCGTTACTCAGATAACGGCGGCGGCATCCGAACTTCCGCGTGTGGGCGGCGGCATAAAAAACAACCTTGCAAACGTAATTGATGAACTGCAAATATCTTTGGGCAAGGTCGGACTTGCAATTGAAAAGGCGTTCAACGTAACGGGCAACCTGACAAATTTTGCCGTATGGCTCGGTGACGTTGCAGCGGCTTTTAGCAGCCTCAATCCAGCAGTTCAATCCGCAATACTGTATTTCGGCGCGTTCCTGATTGCAATCGGCCCAATCGCGAAAACCATCGGAAATATTCAGCTTGTTTCGTCTGTGCTTACAGGCGTGTGGGCCAAATTACTTCCGAAGGTTCAAGACCTTACGAAATGGTTAGGACTTCAGCGGGCAGCATTTATAGCGTTAACGCCCGCAACACAGGCTTTCGTTGCAATTGGTTTAGCGGTGGCAATTGGTACAATGGCCTACAACATGGGCCTATTCAATCGCGAATTAACGGCATCGGAAAAGGCGCTTGCAAAGGTTAACGAACTGACGCAGCAAGCGAAGTCAGACACGGCAGCGGAACGGTTACAGGTTCAGCAACTCATTGAAATACTTAAGGACGAAAATCAGGGAAGGGAAAACAAGATTTCCGCGCTTGAAAAACTGAAACAGATTAGCCCTGAATACTTTGGGCAGCTTGATATTGAAAAGCTATCAGTCGAAAAGTTAACAGGCGCTTATGATGGATACGTCAATAGCCTTGTAATGGCAGCACGCGCTAAGCGCGCGGAGGGCGAACTAATCAAGATTGACGAAGAACTGCAAAAGGCGCTTGAGGCTAAAACTAAAGCACAGAAGGCGTACAACTACATGGTTAGCGTAGGCCGCGCAACAAGTGACGAGGCGGGCGCATTGGTAGCGGCAAATGAACAGGTAGATGCCCTGCAAAGGCAGTTCAACGCAATTAAAAATGTAATCTATCAGGAGCAAGTAAGACAGGGTGTAATCAAAGCAGCGCCGCCGCGTGACTTTAGCGACCTTACAGGGCTAAAGATGGAATCCGACGAATTGCGGCAAAACTCGCTCTTGTATAAACTCAATTCGGAGGCGGTAAATAAGGCAACAACAGCCAAAAGCACATTTAAGCAGGTCACAGACGGCGCAACGGAAGGAACCAAAAAGAACACGAAGGCGCAAAAGGAACTGAATGACGAACTGGAAAAAACAGCGTCAATACAGTCAAAGCCTATACCTAATTTTGGGCAATTGCCAACGCTTCCAACGCCAACAAGCGTACAAAGTGAAAATCAGCCGGAAGCGCCGGATTTTTCCGGCATACAAAGCTCAGCAAACGAGTTTTACAAAAAGCAACTTGAACAACAGGCAAACCAAAAGGAGCGACTAAAAGAACAATGGTCACAATTAGCGGTTGATGCTGTTTATGCGCTCGATCAACTATTTGGGGCATTTGAGGCGCGGCAGCTTGCTACACTTGAGAAGAGTTATAAAGCACAACTTGCGGCGGCAGGCGACAGCACAACAAAGCGGGCGGCTATTGAAGCGGAATACGAGGCAAAGCGTGAAGAACTGCAAAAAAAGGCTGGCAAACGAAAGAAGGCGTTTGCAATGGCAGAGGCTGCAATGAATACAGCAGTTGCCATCACAAAGACATACAGCGAATTTGGTTTTCCGATTGGTTTACCCTTGGCAATTGCTCAGGGCGCTTTGGGCGCTGCACAAATAGCTATGATAGCAGCAACACCATTTGCACGCGGTACGCAATTTGCGCCCGGCGGCATGGCACTTGTTGGCGAACAAGGCCCGGAACTTATGAACGTACCGCGCGGCTCACAGATACTATCCAATAACCGAACTAATCGCGCACTTGAAGGCATCAATTCACAGGCCAATATTTCAGGCGAATTTACCGTAAGAGGTACTGATTTGGTTTTGGTGTTGGAAAAGGCACAATCAAAGCAAAAACGCATATTCTAAATGGGACTGAGGTTATACGGAATCGGAATAGCGCCTAACGGCACGCAATACAACGCGTCAATATATGATACTACCTACTCAGGTAGTGATTCATCGTTTGATATTGCGCGTAATGGCATACAAATAGAATGGAAGGCATCAGAGCAGGAAGACCTATACAGTCCGGTGTATGGCAGCGTATGTACTATTGATATGCTTGTTCCTGTCAGCAATAGCACACTAACGACATTCATTTCAGACGTTCGCACATCGAAGGAAGGGCGCTTTCATGTAGAGATCACAACGCAGGCGGGGGCGAAGATTTGGCGGGGCATATTAACGCCTGACACGCTATCAGATGAAACCGATGAAGGACCAATTTTCACAGCGTCACTAACTGCAATTTGCGGACTTGCGGCGCTCAAAACCGTACCGTATTATGATTCCGGTTCGCTCTACACAGGCAGATACACGCTGATTCAGCACATACTAACGGCGCTCGGTAAATTGTCACACGTTCCGGTATTTTGGGGCGCGGATGACGCATTCCTTGAAACGTCATTAGATTGGTGGTCGGTTGGGATGACAGCGGGCGGCGCAAATGACCCTTTAAACATTGCCTATTGCGATCATTCAGCGTTTTACGACTTCAAGACCAAAGGCGGCACAGACAAGGATGTACTTTCATGCTACGAAGTACTGAGAAACATCTGCACGTCGTTCGGCGCTCGCATTCGTATGCGTGATGGTATGTACGTCGTGGAACAACTTGATTACCGCGCAAATACGACCTATGAATACAGGCGCTACAAAAAAGGCGGCGCGGCTCATTCAAACGCATCGCATTCAGGGGTAATAACCGTCAATCAAACCAAAACAAGCGGCGCAAAGTTATCGTTCGTTACATACGACTATCAGTCACAGCTTGCAAAGGCGCAGCAAACGTATGAGGTTAGGTTGAGGCGCAATTTTTGGCAGAACATCGTCATTGATAGCACAACGACATTTAACTTCAATCAGACCATATCAGCGAACGCAGGCGCAACAACCATGCGCATTAGGGGCACGTTTTTTATCACTTTGAAAAACAATACCTATTCAGGTAGTGCGTCTGATATTCTGATTCCTGAAATGAAATTAAAACTGAAGATAGGCGACAGATACCTTGACCGGACTGTTACGTTTTCCAATTTCAGTTTTTACTACAACGATGCTACCTGGAGTACGGACAGTTCTAAAAATATGTCAATCGTTGCGGGCGGCCAAAAGGTAGCGCCTGCTGGATCTTCCGCTGTTTACGTTCAGGGCTTTGATTTCATTACGCCCGCCATTCCTGCCGACGGTTTAAACAATAGCGTATCGGCAGCGGTCGGTTCCATCGTGAAAAACGACGGCACGTCTGTAAATAATGCAGAGTTCACAATCACATGGAGCGCGGGCGGTTTGTGGTTGGAAATATACGATCAGGGAACGCCTGACGTGCAGGAGGACGAAGTGCTATATGAGGCCGACAATTCCGACGGCGGTACTGATACATGGGAATGCGTGACGCGTGTGGGTGGTGGTTCCCTCAACTACTTGGGCGCTCTGATGAATAGTGACGCATCATCAGCCTATTCAGCGTGGGGACAAGGCTCAGGCACACGTGACAAGGCGCTTGGCTCTATCCTCGTTAAACGGGTGCAAGATTTCAGGCTACGCCCAAAAAAGCGACTAAACGGAAGCGTTTACACGCCTTCAGACATTCGCAGGCTCCTACGCACATCAGATACTTTGTACTGGCTTGATATGCGCCTAAAATGGCAGCCGACGGAAAATATTGTAGAGGGCACATGGGTAGAGGCTGATTGGGGTACGACTGGAAACATAAAAACGCCTATCAAAGTAAAGGTTCTCACAGGCGGCACGAATAACCCAACGACCGTTTCACCTGGAACCACAGCGCCCACAACAGGCGGCAATCAGGGATTAGTTTCAAATCCGCCGGGAGCTATATTAACTCCGCTTTCATTCAATTCGCTTTCAACTGCAATCACCAAAGGCGCAACGGTTACATCCATCGCAGTCGGTACGGCGCTTGCGGGTAATGAGTTTGCAGCAGGCGACAAAGTAAAGTTAGTCAATCCGGTTACGGGGCAATTTCAGACGTTTACGGTGGCATCTGCTCCGTCGGTTGGCGCAACATCCATATCAGTTAACAGCGCAACAGCGAACTTTGACATTCCCGCCAATGCCGGACTGTTCGTACAACTTACTCCGCAGGCGGGCGGCGGTGGTGTGGCCGATGGTGACAAGGGTGATATTACAGTAAGTTCGGGCGGTACGGTGTGGACAATTGATAACAACGTCATATCAAACGCGAAAATCAGGCAGTCGGCAGGATTTTCAATTATTGGAAGGGCATCGGGCACAACGGGCAATGTGGCTGATATTATAGCTGGCGCACAAGATGATGTTTTAGTAAGAGGCCCAAGTTTACTCCAATGGCAAAAAATTACTAATAGCCACATTACGCCATCAGGATTAAGTGGGGCTGCTTTTGCGGATAATGGAATTTCTTTAGGCAAGTTATCTCAAGTTAATGGATTAAAAATTCTTGGAAGTTGGCAAGCTGGAAACAACAATGTAAGTGCGATGAGCCCATTACTTGCATATACAGCACTTCAAATATCTGGCCAAGCGAACAGGGTTCCATTTTTTGGTGGACTTGACTCAATATCATCATCATCTATTTTCACATATTCAAGTGACAGGTTAAACACAAGGCAGTATATTAATGGCGCAAATGCGTATAATAACACGTTTGTCGCATTTGACACGGGAGCCGGAACAGGGCCAACAACAGATAGTATAACAGGTGGCGGCAACTGGATTGCTTTCACATTCACAACAGGCACAAGCCCGGCGGCATCCGCAACGGTAGCAGTCATAACACTTGCTCAATCATTTCCGAATGAAACGTGTCCTATTCCGGCGGCAGGAAACGCCAATGCAGCCGGACAAATGACGAACTTTTACACCGAGGCGACAACAACGACAATCACGCTAAAAGTGACATCTGCACTTGCAGCCTCTACGCAATATATTGTCCGGTTCAATTTATTCGGACGTTAAATCTTCCTCCGGTTCCTGCACTCCTGTCCGGCTTATGTCGGGCGGGAGCAGGGCGGACAAAACCAAAACCAAAAACCGAAACAATGCAGTTAGAACTACCAAACAGCCGGACATTACCGTATTACGTCATTTCCGCTTCGTTCGCTGCTATTGTTGCAATGTGGATGGAAGTGCGGCGGGTCGAGGATGTCTGCGACCAAAAACTAAAAGAACAGCGCCTGCAATGTGATGAGGCGATGAAAGCGCAAGAGGCGAGAATAGACGAGGCACGGCGCGAACTTGACAGGTACAAGACCGAACAGGCACAGTTATTTCAGAAAACTGTCCTTGAAATCGCGAAAATAAAACCGCAACAATGATACTGCCATGAAGTACATTTTCGTTTTCGCCGCCGCGCTATTCATCACCACCTGCACAATCCAAACGCAGAGAAACCGACAACAGGCCGGACAAGCGCCGGATAAAATTGATTCATTCAGGAATGAATTACAAGCCGGACGCGGACAGTTGGACAGTATGCGCGTCCGGTTAAATTCTGAAATTGTCCGGTTAAAAATGTCCATGCATACGGACAAATGCAACGGACAACCGGACACAATTCAGACAATACAAGCGGACATTAAACCGGACACAATACCGGACGTTAAGCCGGATATTTTACCGGACACAACAAGCATTCTTAACAGGCAGCCGGACTGCCATAACATTCAATAACAATGGCTAAACAGAAATTCGATTCGACTTCACCAGGTTGGTATTACAGCCTGTTCGTCCTTGTCTTCACGGCGCTCGGGTTGATTGGTATTGACCTTCCCGAAAATCCGGCAGAGATGGCCGGAAAAGTCACAACAACGCTATCGGACGGCGGCATACTTGCGGTTGTTGGCGTTCTTGTTTCATCAATCATTTTTCCTGTGTGGAACTTCCGAAAAAAAGGAAACAAGTTCAATTTCAAGGCGCTCGCAGGCAGCACCCTGTTTTGGGTAGCACTTACATCCGCCGTTCTTTCGCTTACCGTCCTGATAGGATTCACCGTACCGGACGGAACAGCGGAGCAGATTATACTTGCGGTGAACGCAAAAGACTGGGGCGGATTATTGTCCGTACTTGCATTGAATATCGTTAACCCGCTAATGCGATATTTAAAAGACAAGCAGGAACAGCCGGACACGATACCTGCTGAAGGTTAACAGGTTGCTTCATGCGATTGCGGTGGGACGCAGTCAGGCCGTTCCGAGATGTCGGGGCGGCTTTTTTATTCACCCGTAAAAACAAGATCATGCCACAATATCCAATACACAACAGTCCGTACTTTGATGTGCGGGAGTTGGTTGACAGTAACACGTTCAAGGCGCTGAGTATTAATGCAGCCTGGCTGATTGATCCTAAAGTCGTCCGCATCCTTGACCTGCTCAGAGAGAAATTAGGCGCTCCGGTCATCGTCAATAACTGGCACGTTGGAGGCCCGTTCAAGTCGTCCGGCTTCAGGTCAATGTCCGACAAAACAGGCGCTATGTTTTCACAGCATCGCCGGGGGTGCGCTGCGGACGTGAAGGTGTCAGGGCGAACGCCGTCCGATGTACTGTCTGTCATCAATGCGAACTTTCAAGAGTTCAAGGACGCTGGGCTGACGACCGTCGAGGATGTGAATTTTACGCCTACATGGTTGCACCTGGATTGCCGTCCGGTACAAATTGAAAATCAATTCCGCATCGTTCGCCCGTAATTGCATACCTTTGCAGCGAATGATTGTTATTCAGTTTCTTTTTCATTGTGTTTTTGTGATTGTGATGCTTTAGGGCCGCTTGCATATTTGCAGGCGGTTCTTTATTTTTGCAGCAGGTAAAGAAGTAAATGACGTTTTTTTCCATCGGGTAAAGAGCCGTTCTGAATAGTCAGGGCGGCTTTTGCTTTTTAAAAAATACTATTAAAAATGTTTTATAAAGCGCCTTATTTGCCTATATTTGCAGACACAAAATCGCAATCATAATGGAACTTCAACCAACACACCTAAAAGAACTGGAAGCGGCAGGAATTATTCCGCAAGGCACACCTGCCGCTCAGTTGTTTATCTTTTCCAAAATCTGCAACGACAAGCGCCTTTCACCTTTCGCAAAGCAAATACACCTTACCAGGTACAACACCCGCGAAGGGATGAAATACAGCATCATTGTAGGTATTGACGGTTACAGGTCATTAGCAGCCCGCACAGGGTTACACGCCGGAACCGATGACGCAAAGTTCGATGTTATGCCTGACGGGTCATTCAAGACCGCTGCCGAACTTATCGCAGCGGGCAAAAAGCCGATCAGCGCAAGCGTGACGGTTTACAAAGAAATGAAAGCCGGAACGCGGGCGGCATTCAGTCACACGGCGGTATTATCTGAATTTCAGGGACAACAGAAATGGCAGTCAATGCCGTTTCAGATGCTCGCTAAAGTCGCTGAAGCGTTCGCGCTCCGCAAGGCATTTCCCGACGAACTCGCAGGGCTATCAATTACAGAAGAAGAAGCCGCGTACACGGACACACAGCAGGAACAGTCGGATGCTGACATACTGCAACTAATTGCAGACTGCACATCGGTTGACGAACTTGCAAAACTTTACAAGCGCACGAAGAACGCTGTAAAATTCACGGAGCAATTCACAGCGCGCAAAATGGAACTTTCACAATCAAACATATCACAATGAACATCGAATACCTATCATTTTCACGACTGAAGGCACTATCTGTTTGCCCGCGTGAATTGAAACGCTACCTAAGTGAAAAACCGGAACCATCCGACGCGATGAACGAAGGCAGCCTACTTGACTGCATCCTGTTCACACCCGACGACGTGCAACGTCGCTTCCATTTTTGGGAGAAACAGAGCCGCACGACAAAGGACGGGAAAGCAGCTTTTGCCGATGCGCTTGAAGCGGCGGACGGTCGCATATTGATGACCACAGAACAATATGCGCAGGCTGAATTTTTGGCGGACTGCATTGACCGTTCTACATTCGTGCAGGAAGCTGCCCTGCTGAATCCCGATCACTTCCAATTTCAGGAGCGCATTGAGTTTACATACAACGGATGGCTCCATAAAGGCGTACCGGACGCTGTTCAGATTCCGCGTGTAACTCAGGCGCTCGATGAACACGCTATATGGGACTTAAAGAAAATGGGTAACCATGCGGGCGAATGGTCTGTAAAGAATCAGATCCGGTCAATGCAGTATGATTTACAAGCCGCCATCTACTGTCATGAATACGACATATCAGGCATACCATGCCGGTACTACGTCATTGCCGTAAGCGATGCCGGTTACGTCACACCAGTTGAAATAACAGTCGAAGCGCGAAATAAGGCCCGCGAACGATGGAACCGACTGATTGAGGTGGCTAATTACTGCAACATCGCAGGACTTGAAGAAGGCCCGGAAGTATTTGCGGCTGAAGGCAGATTCATTTTTTAACTCACAACACACAACACAATGATTAACAGAGTAACGCTAATTGGCAACGTCGGCACAGAAGCCGAACTGAAACAGACCAACACGGGTAAATCATTCGCCCGCTTTTCAATTGCCACCACCGAAAATTACAAAGACGCTTCCGGAAACTGGCAAAAAGTCACAGAGT